AAAGGCTCTACATAACACAGTGAATCGCACCCTGCTTAGCAGAGGCGCGTGGGTATTAGTGGGTATCAAAGGTAACCCGCAGCGCGCCCTACCCGCGCTACTTGCTCAACAATGTCAACCACTCCGCTGCCCAAGGCAACCGCACTCTCCATGTGCGCAGCCCATGAGCTGTCCGTGCTTGGTTTTCGCATCTTGCAAGCGGCATAAGCCGGATTGGATGGGTCAAACCGCACCCGCCATTCGCAACAAACCAACACTTGTAAATCAACAGCGTTGGGGTTGTAAATGAAAATGGGGTTGAAACCTTCCTGATGCTCAGCATTGGTGCTGTCGAGGGTGATAAGGGTCTGGGGTGTCGACTTAATCGTGGTGAACTTGGCAAGCTCACTCATGTTGTTCGGAACACCATCAACCTGCACTCCACGCAACGCCAACTTACCAGCAGAACACATGCGGGGGTTGGAATAAGAAACCAGGTTGTCAACCAAATCCTGAAATGAACTGTTGTTGTCGCCTTGTGACATGTTCACCTTGTTCTTGCAACGGCCGATATAAACCATGCCACTCGAATCCTGCAATGCCTCAGGGTTGAGGATCTGGATCGAGAAAGCTGCAGGCGTAACCGAGGCCGCTTCCCAAGAAGATGAGGACATGGAGCCAAACGTATCCATAATAACACCATTGGTAGAGTTACGCAATGATGACAATGATACATTGGCACTTAAACAATAGGCGTTGGTCCACCGGCCTCCATCGCTGGTGATAGCCGACGTGTTCATAACAGGACCGAAAAGGGCGAAACGGCGCCGGTCATCTTGAGTGGGATTCCAAATGGCGGTGGTACGGATAACCGTATATGGAGCCACCGCCCTAGGCAAAGCCAAATGAGGCTCCGCAAAGGCGTCCCAATAACCGCGACACATGGGCCGCGAACCTGGCTTGCGCTGTTTCTTCGCCCGTTTCGGGCGTTTCTTCCTGGAGCCGTTGTTGTTCGAACCGAAAGCAACTGGCACTGTCGAACCAGTTCCTTGCTTCACGCCAACAGTAAGAGTGGCATCGCTCAGGACCTTGCGGCGGTTCCAGCGGTTGGCTCCAGGCATTGTCGAGAATCGTAGTTAAACTACAAATCGCTGTTAACTGCATAAATGTGAACCCAAGTTCATATAGCTGAGCCGATATGGACTAGGTCCGCTGGCGCGCGTAACGGCTTAGCCGAAAGCGCGCAGAATAGACCTTAAACCCCTCTTAAAGGGTAAAATGT